ATGCAGACGAGAATAGATATTTCCGATGCGGTTCTTCAATGGGTTGTGCGGAAAACACAGTTTGCGGCGCTTCCTCCCAAAGCAGCCGCTCATTTGACAAAGTGGGTTAGAGGAGAGAAGAAGCCTACTTTTAACCAGCTTGAAGAGGTCAGCAAAGCAACCGGCATACCTCTGGGATATTTCTTCTTGCAGCAGCCGCCGCACGAGGATGTTCCGCTTATGGAATATCGCACGGTCAACAGTGTGTCCTTCAGTCAGCCAAGCCGCAGCCTGATTGCAACCATCCACGAGATGGAAATGGTTCAGGACTGGACGCGGGAATACATGATTGCAGAGGAAATTACGCCCCCTGCTTGTGTCGGCGCGTTCAAGAGCCACGATGATGCTGCGGTATGCGCTGCAAAAGTGCGTGAAATATTGGGACTATCTGAAAACTGGTTTGAAAAGCATCCGAATGCCGCTGCTTCTTATCGTTTTCTGCGCAATGCCATCAGCAATGCGGGCGTGCTTGTTATGGCGAACGGGATTGTGGGCGATAATACGCACAAGCCGCTCGATATAGCAGAATTTCGTGCCTTTGCAATGGTTGATGCGTATGCGCCTTTGATTTTTATCAATACCAACGATTCTGAAAGCGGCAAGCTCTTTTCCTTAATCCATGAATTTGCGCACGTCTGCGTGGGCGAAAGCGACTTTTTTAATGACAGAAGCAGCGGTGCGGAAACCGTTCGCCCAGTTGAAGTGCTGTGCAATGCGGTCGCGGCGGAAATTCTTGTTCCGCAGAATTTGTTTCTTGCAAAATGGAACGAATGTATGCAGAATTACGACAAGGAGATAGCGATTCGCGTGCTGTCCGGCTTCTTCAGGTGTGGCACTACTGTCATTGCAAGGCGAGCGCTGGACAATAGGAAAATTAGCCGTGAAGTTTACCGCAAAATCGCGAAAGCAGCGATTGAACAGTACAATAAAGAAAAGCAGCGCAACAAAGAAAAAGGTAGCGGCGGTGACTTCTACCGTACAAAGCTCAGCAAAATGGACAAGAGATTTTTTGCGATGCTTACGAATAGCGTCTTAGAAGGACGAACGCAGTACACAGACGCATTCCGCTTGACCAGCACAAATCGCGCTACTTATGAAAAACTGGTGGGCGCTCAGAAAGGCGGCGTGTGATAAATGTCGGAGCAAAAGTTCTTGATTGATACCAATTCATTTATCGCACCATACCGCCAATATTATGCTTTCGATTTCACTCGCGCGTTCTGGGAGCAATTAGAGCAAAACATCAATGATGGAAAAATCGTCATGCTGGATATGGTGCTGGATGAAATCCTTTGTGTAAACGACGAGTTGAAAGACTGGGGCAAGAAGCTGCACCGTGAGCAGTGCATTGACCACAGAGAGCCGCAGATTCTATTGCACTACCGCGAAATCATGCAGTACCTTCAAGACTGCCCTTATTATAAGCAAACCGCGCTGGATGAATGGGCAATAGAAACAGTTGCTGACCCGTGGCTGATAGCGGCGGCCAAGGCGCATAACTGCGCGATTGTTACGTTTGAAATGCCAAATACCAACCCGAATGCGAGACAGCCGTGGAAAATGCCGAAAATTCCGAATGTCGCGAATGAGTTCGGCGTGCAGACGGAGAACCTGTTTTCCATGATGCGCACGCTGCAATTTAGACTGTGAAGAAATAAAAACTCGCCGGGACAGCCGCAGAGGATTTCTCCCTCCGCCGCCATCCCGGCTTTTCTTATGCCTCCTGATGCTCGTGCAGCGCTTCCCGAATCTCGTCAATCCGGCTGAACGCGGTCTGCACGTTGTTCTCCAACTGGAATGTCCGCTCGACGACGGAGTTGTGCTTCTCCACCTTGCGCTCCAGCTGCTCCAAGCGGTAGGACAGCAGGGCGATTGTCTTGCTGTTGGCGAAGTAGCTGCCTGCCAGCGTGCCAATCAGAGAAATTGCCGCAACAATGATAGTATCCATCATCCTTTGTTCCTTCTTTCGCGTATTTATCCGAGAATGAACGAAATATCAATTGGCAGCCATGTATTAGCCACCGCGTCTGACCATGTATTGCCGAGCCTGTACCGAGCAAAGTGGACAAGTCCGGCAGCCGTGACGCTGCAGAGGCACACCGTCCGCGCCCTCAATGTCAATCTTTTTGCTTTTCACGGTGGGTACGCCGATTTCTTTTGTGGTGAGAATCAATTGCAAATCGTCATATGTGTGAAGATTCCCGAAGGTGATGCCCTTCATGACGATTCCTCCCACATGGTAGAGGGGAGGGAACAGCCCCTTCCCGGTTGGTCATTAGATCTCCTTAAAATGCTGGACAATCTCGTCCTGCGTCATGCAGCCAGACCACAGCTCAAACACAGGCATGTCCACCTGCCCAGTGCGGAACACGCCACCGATGCCATCCCACTGTGCGCCAAGAAGTAGCGTTTCAGTGATTGCAGACGGCACGTCGATTTCGCCTGTACCGACACGCAAACCATTGATATAGACGTAGTATGTGTCGATTTTCTTCACAATGCCTACTTCAATGTATCCGTTTTCGTTCGTGATCTCCGAAACCTTATAGCCGACGGCACCCGTGCTGCTGGTATCCTTAGCGGGCGTCATCGAAGTTGTATCGCCAGAAATCTGAATTTGGAGAATATCTTCAGCCTGCCGGCACAGCAAGCCCTTATATCCCGGATCGGGATAACGCTCGGAAAAATCGGAAAAGAACACTGTGCCATCCACGCTCGGCTTGAATCGCGCAAGCAGCGTTGCCGTCCGCCACTTTCCGGCGAAAAGCGCCTGCTCGGTGTCCTTGTAGTTATTGCCATTGGACACGAAATCTGCGACGCTCAGGGCCAGAGACGGCGCGCCAGTAGCAGCGTCGTATTTTTCCTTGAATACTTCGTCGCAATATGCGGCACGTTCAGTCACCCAATTCTTGGACTGCTCCAAAGTCCGGCGCATTCGGCGGATGCCAAGCCAGCGTCTTGCGTCGTATTTGTAGAGCGATTCCGGAATTTGAGCAACAAATTCATCCCAGCGCCGTGTAATGTTTCCAAGCGAAAGTGCGCCATTTCGCAATGCAAAATAGCGTTCGCAGAGTTCAGCCGGGAAGTGTTCCTCAATCTTTGCCCACAGCAAGGAAGTTCTGCACTGATACGCGCCGGGACATGGGCTGTCGGATGCGAAAAGCTGGATGCCGTCCCACTGCACACCGAACAGCGAATCCAAATCGTACAGCGACGGCGCCCAGACAGCACCGTCGCGCGTAGTCATGAGCATGTTCTTGCCGAGGTTGTCTGTCGCGCCTGTCAGGTAGGCGAAGCAGTAATAATTCAGGCAGGCGTCCAAATCGAGATGCTGCGAGAAGTTGCTGCGGAACTCCGCCTCCGATTCGGTGTCCTTCACGAAACTGACCATCTGATTGAATTTCGTGAAGATAGTCGCCTGCTCGTCGCTGCCAACCTCAATGCTCCATCCGGTTTCGGTCGCCGTCGCACGGAACGCGCCTTCCGTCAACTGGTCTTCTGCACACATGACAATGTTGTTGACGTCGCTTTCATCCATCCCGAACATCCACGCCTCTTTCGGGATGTTCATTGTATACAGTCCGGTGCAATCATCGTCGAACCATGCCAGCGTAGGATAACCGTCAATCAAGCCGTGGCAAGGCGCAGCCGCATTTGCCGGATAGCCCTCCATCATGTCGCAAGCAATACGCGCAGAGACGACGTTGCAGGCTTGCGTGGGGTCAATCCAGTTTGCCTTCATGCAATACTTGCTTTGTGCCTTCCAGTCTTTGACGAAAAGTGCTTCGGCGGAGACGCTCTTTTCCGCGTCCTCATAAAGGGATAGGCTGAAATTCTTCTTCGGATAAGCAAGAGAAGAAGTTCCCTGCGGTTTCAACTGCGCGTATCCGACCCAGTGGCGCTTTTCCTTGTTGTTGAAGAAATCAACCTTCGCGACGCGCTTGTCGGTTTTGTCTCCCCAGTTCTGCAAATTCCCGCCGTTAATGGAAGAGAAGCGCACTTCGCACATACCTGCCAAAGCCGCCTGTGCGCCAAGGCTCAAAGTTTCTTTCTTGATTCCCTGTGTCGCAACAATCTTGATGATGCCAGTCTCCGAGCGGACTTCGCGCCCCTGCTTAAACAGCACCGTGACGAAGATTCCCATAGACCCGCTTTTGCATGTGTCCGCCGCGCTCGGCTCATAGTAGATCACGCCGTTTTCATCCGGGATGACACCGACAACCCCGCCGTTTCTATCGCTGCCAGAAATCGTAGTCACCGAAGCAAAAAGCACATCCTGCTGGTAGTTCTCAACGAACGCAGAAATATTGATTGCAAATCTCGTGACACGATGCTCGTACTGCATCAGAGCAATGCCCTGAATGCCTTCAATCTTGCCAGAATTGGAGATAGTCAAAACGTATTCTTTCATGTGAATATTCACTCCATTTCTTTCGCTTGTGGTTTTCCTGCTGTAAATTTACAGTGTCAGCATTTCGGCGTTGATTTGTGCCACCTTGCTGTCATCCATGGCGGAATTGTATACCCTCGCATCTTTCAGCGTGAAACTTGTCCGATGGTCGATTGTCGAGATGGTGCTGGTATGCCTTGCCGCGATAATCAAGGATACATCCGTCGGGATGTATGCCGACGTATCCAGTGCATATCCAAGCGCGGAATTGTAAGCCTTGTATCCGTTCAAGTAGAAGGAATAATTCGTTCCTTCCTTGGAAAGGATAAAGACGTTCGTTCCGTCCGCATTGATGATTTCCGACCATGCTTTGCCTGTATTCTCCATTGCCAAGTCCATGCGAAACGCGCCGCTGCCGCCGAAAACCGTCCAGCCTTCATTTGCTCCGTTCTGCATCACACGGAAGCTCTGCGTTTCGCCGTCCTTGCCGCAGTCCGCCAGAATATACGGCAAACCCTCCGTCGAACTCGGCGTTCCGCTGTATGCGATGCACACGCACCAATCATCCGCGTCACCGTTTTCGTACAGCTTTACGCCCGTGTCAAGGTAATTTCCGCCGTTGAATGTAATCGGCTTTTGGAGTTTGAAAAGGAATGTGCCGTATTTGTCCTTCTGCGGTTTCGCCCCGCTGATTTCATAGAGCCATTCCAGCGCGTCATGAATCGCCCCTCTGATGTCCTTGCCATACACGCCCGACGCAATGGTGTCCAGCAGCGTCTGGAAGTCCTTCGTGCTTTCGCTCATGCTTTCGCCTCCTGCGGCTGATTCACCGCCTTTTGCAGCACCTGAATGCACGCCAGCAGCGCGTTCAGGTTGCTTGCACCGCGTACCTCCACCGTGGAGAGCGCGTCAATGATGGCTTGCACGGTTTGCTTGCTGATTTCGATGGTTTCCATAGGCTTCCCCCTCCTTATTCCGACGTGCCCGCGCCAAGATAGCTGATTTCCTTCGTGCTGTAATGCCCGCCCGCGAAAACCTGCACGTTCGTCAGCACGTTGATGGTGTTCTCGCCGCCCTCCGGCGTGGCGTAGGTGATGGTCTGCGACGTTTTGGAGACGCGCAGGGCGTCGCTGATGCCCGTCACGACGGTCTGCTTCTGCCAGCTTGCCGCCACTTTGGAGACGGTCAGGCTGCCGATGGTTGCCGTTCCTGTCAGCGTCAAGTCTGAGATGTGCGCATCTCCGATAGACAAAGCACCAAATTCGCCGTCATCTGAATTGACCTTAAACGCACTGAGTGTGACGCAGTTGATGGTGTCGCCCTCAAAATTGTCTGCCCAGCCGCTCACGGTTTCAAATTCGCTCGTCGTCACATACCCTTCAAGGTTAATACAGCTCGCGCTGATTTTGACCTCTCCCGCCGTCTGGTTGATGGTAGAAATCAGGTCGCCCTTGCTGACCTTCGACGTCAATTCCCCGTTGATGCCGTCCAGCGTCACCTGCACGCGCGTGATTTCGCTCTCCGCGTCGCCCAGACGCTCCGCATAGGCGGTCAGCGTGCCGTTCATGCCGTCGAGGTCAGCGCGGACGGTCGTGATGTCCTGCGTGTGCTTGTCTACCGTCTCGACGTAGGCGGACAATGTGCCGTTCATGCCGTCCAGCGTCGTCTGCACGGTGTTGAGTGTGTCGGTGTTCTCGTTTGTTTTCTGCGTGTAGGCGGTAATCAGCCCGTCGGTCAGCAGCAGGTGCGTGTTCTGGTCGCTGACAATCTGCCGCAGGTACTCCACCGACGAATCGACAACCTCCACCGCTTTGCTCGTCGCCGTGGTCGTGCTTGCCATGCCCGTCTCCGGCGTGCCGAACGTGTACTCGGACTGGTCGGGGCTGACGAGGTCAAGGGAAATCGCCGTGCAGGTGTATTCCGCATCGATGCCGTGGGGCGGGGAGACGACGCGCACCTTGTCGCCGACGCGGAACGATTCCGCATTCACATCCAGCAGGTGCAAATCCACCGCGCTGATGGTGATGGTGATTGTCTCTTTCAGGCGCTTTTGCAGGTTCTCCTTCGCCATTTCCAGCAGGGTACTTGCGTCCTTCGCGTCGAACTCCGTCACGCCCCAGATGCGCCCGTAGAGGGCAATTCCGGCGGCGTCCTCGATGTAGTCCTTGCCGTCGTTGACGCTGGCGATGGTGATTTTGCTGTCACCCTGCCCGGCGCAGGGAATCAGGCATGTCACGACCTCCGACGCGGAGACGTACTCGGACAAGTCCAGCAAATTTTCCCCGAAGCGGATGACTTGCCCGCACGATGTGCCGCTCGCCTTCGTCCAGTCCAGATAGCGTGCGCCGTCTTCGTGGCGGATGCGCAGGAAGCCGCCGTGGATGTCAATCAGGTTGTCGCTGATTTCGTCCCAGGTGTTGCCGTAGCCCGTGTTTTCTACGCTGGACAGCGTCTCAATGTCCACATTGCCGATTTGAAACTGCTGCGCCTCGCTGACCGCCTCGTTGTGCCGCGTCAGGTACAGGCGGAACAGCCCAGCCGCCGTGCCGTCGTAATCCGCCAATTTGTACGGATGCAGAACGCTGTCCACCAAGTAGGTGAGTTCGCCCTCGCAGGTGACGGTCTTCTGGCGGTAGAAGTCGGTTTCCGTTTCCAGCACGCGCCCGCGCCAGATGATTTCGTCATCCTGCATCACGCGGATGCGGGTTTTGAGCTTTTGCAGCTTGTCGTAGAGCGGGTGCGCGGGAAGCAGCACGAACGCGAGCGTTCCGGCGGCGTTGCACTGCGTTTCCAGCACGGGGGACAGGACGGAAAGTTCCTCGTCCCCCGGAGAATACAGCAATGCGTTGTCCGCATAGATGGTGTACATTTACAGCCTCCCTCCTCGGTAGTCGATGGATACTGTGCCATTCCCGGCGAAGGTCAGCACGTTGTCGCCCTCGGTGATGCAAATGCCGCTGATGCGGTTGTCGCCCGCCGTCAGCGCGTACTCCTTGCCGCCGAATGTCGCCGTCATCGCGCTGCTTGCCGTGATGGTCGGGATGCACGGCCGCCTTGTGCCGGGAATCGTCAGCGTCAGCGTGCCATCCAACGGCAGCGCCTTGTAGTCGCGGATGATGCCCGTCTCAAAGTTGAAGGTATCCCACAGCCAGTCATCCAGCGAACCCGTGATTTCCAGCTTGTACGGGTCGCAGACGGCTTTCAGGCTGATGGTGGCGGTCTTGCGGTCGCTCTCCAGCGCGTTCACGGTCACGCGCCCAGTGTAGGAGTAGTCGGGGTCTTCATCGAGGATGATTTGCACCCGCTGCCCGTGCAGGGTGTCCAGTATTTCGGAATACAGCGCATCCCAGCGGTTCCGCGCGTCAATGACGATGAACTCCGCCGAGAAATCCCGTGTCTGATAGCCCACGCGCCCGGTCAGCGCTTCGGACAGGTCAAGCGCGCCGTCCAGCCCCGGCACATCCACATAGTTTGTGCGCACCTTCGGCGGCGCGATGGTCGGGCGCGTTTTCGGCAGCAAGCCCCAATCGCGGTAGGTGTGCTTGCCGCCCAGCGTTACCCCGTAAATCATGCGTTCCGCCCCTTTCGCAGCGCCATCCGCCCCAGACGCTTGTCCATTTTGCCCGCCGTTGCGCCGACAAGCACGCCCGTATCCAGCACAATCTGCTGCTGATTCATGCCGCTGAAGCCGTTTTGCAGGGCAACAAGCATCTGGTCGAGCTTGCGCTCCATGCTTGCGCCCACGACCTCACCCACCGCGCTTTTGACGTACCCTTGCAGCACGCCGATGGGCGCGACGGCTTCGGCTCCGGCCTCGCCGACGAGGTGATAGCCGCTGTGCGTGTCAAAGAGGGTGGGTTTGGAGAAGACTGCGCCGTCGGCATGGGTAAAAAAGCTCTTGATTACCTCCCAACCCGCGTTACGCATTGCGCCGCGTCCTTCGGGCGTACTGATGACTTGCTGGTAGTGGCTGTCCGGGTTAAGTGGATTCGTTTCCGGGTTCGTCAGGATTTCAACGGTCTGCTGAACCGTTTTCCAACCGACGGTCAGGTTCAGCCCCTTTGTCGCCCTATCCCATGCGTTCTTCACTTGCTTTGCGATATTAAACGGGTTCAGCAAGTGCCACATAATCGAAAGCGCACCCCCGATTTTTGTCTTGATCTCTCCCCACCATTTGGTGACGGCTTCTTTCGCTGCCTCTTGGTCATCGCCAGTGCCCAGCCCGAACACGATGGTCAGCAAGTTGCCGAACAGTGCCTTGACGTCTCCCCACCACTTCTCCACGGCTTCTTTCGCCGAGGTGAGCGCGTCGCCAATTGCCTTGAACGTGATTTCCAGCGCGCCGCCAACATCTTCGACAACGCCATCCCACCAGTCGCCGATGTCTTCGACAAGCTGATCCCAGCTGTCCGGCAGGTCAACGCCGAACACGCCCTTGAAAATGCCCGCAATCAGCGGATAGCCAACGTGTTCCCACGCCCAGCTGATGGCGCTGCCGATGCCCTTCATAATGTCCGGCAGATTCGTCACAATCGACCGCAAACCGCTGCCGATAGCCGTTCCCAGTCCCTTGAAGTCAATCTTGCCGATGAGGCTCTTGAACGTCTTCAGCAGCGACGGGAACAGCTTCTTGAGCGCGCCGCCGATTTGCTTGACGACGTTCGGCAGCACGTCGATGATGCTGCCCAGCAAGTCCGGCAGCACGTCCGCCAGCCCGGTAATGAGCGTCGTCGCCGCCTCCACCATGCCCGGCAGGATGGTGTTGATGATGCCCGGCAATTGCGGTCCCAGCGTGGAGACAAGCGTCTGCACCGCCTGCACGAGGCGCGGCGCCATCGTCTGCAAGCGCGGGACGATGTTCTTTTGCGCCGCCGTCAGGACGGTTTCGGACAGGTTGCTCACGAGCTGGTCAATATCCTGTTCGCCATCCGCCAAGCCGGAGAGCAGGTTCTTCCACGCCGCTTTTGCCGCGTTGACCGAGCCGGAGATGGTCTTTTCAGCTTCTGCCGCGGTCGTCCCGGCAATGCCCTGATTGTCCTGAATGACGTGGATGGCTTCGATGATGTCCGAGAAATTCTCGATTTTGTACTTCACGCCGGAGAGCTTTGACGCATCCGCCAAAAGCCGCTCCATTTCCTTCTGTGTGCCGCCGTAGCCGAGCTTCAAGTTGTCCAGCATCGTGTAGTTCTGCTTGCTGAACCCCTTATACGCGTTCTGAATATCCTCCATGCTCGTGCCGAAGGTATTCGCGTTGTCCGCCATGTCGGTAATCGCCAAATCGGCATACGCGGCGGCGGCGACGGTGTCCTTGCCAAGCGACGAAATCAGGCTCGCAGAGAAGCTCGTCACCGTGTCCATGTACTCGTTGGCGGACAGACCCGCTGTGCGGTAGGCGTTGCGCGCGTATTCCATCACGAGGTTCTGCGCATCGTCGCCGAAGAGCTTCTGCACGCCGCCTTCGAGCTGCTCATAGTTCGCGTAGGCGCTCATGGCGCTGCTGACGAGCTTGCCCATGGCGGCTGTGCCTGCCGTGACGCCCGCGCCGATGACTTTGCCCATTTGCAGCGCCGCTTGTCCCGCCAGCTTGAAGCCCTTGCCAAGCACACTGCCGACCTTCTGTCCGGCTTTGCTGACCTTGGCAAGCGCTTTTTCTGCCCCACTCGTATCCAGCACGATAGAGCCGAACAGTTCAAAGATACTGCTCACGTCGTTTTCCTCCCTTCTCCCGGCGGTGTGAAGCCGTTGAGCAGATTCCAGCTGTGCCGGATGTCCTCTGCCGTGATGTCCGGCGCATCCACCGGCGCAAGGGTACGGTATTCGTTCAGAAAATCGCCGAAGCCCTTGTCAAAGCATTTGTGCAGCCACACTTCCCACAGCAGCTTCTCTTCCGTCTCTTCGTTGTACATCCGCACGCACTGCTGGATGAAGTCCGCCAGTCTCCCGCGCCGCAGCATCCCGGTCAGCAGCGCCATCGGGTCGCTGTAGCGGCGGTAAAGCATGTCGAAGAGCTTTACTTCGTCTGCCCCAAGCGCTTCATCAGCCGCGTAAAAAAATCGCGGAAATCCTCGCTTACCATCAGGGTGAATACCGCCTCAGCGAACACACCCATGTCCAGCGCGGCGATTTCGGCGGGCGTTTTGCCGCTCAAATCCGCCAGCAGGGTGTAGATTTCCGCCTTGCAGTCCGGCAGGCGCGCCAGCAGCTTGTCCGCAAGCATCAGCGCGACGGTCACGCCGAGGCTCTCCGCGCTCTCGCTGCCCTCGCGCACCCGCTGGACAGCGGTCTTGGTCGGCATGGCGCTGCGCAGGTCGTTCACGCCGATTTTGGACAGGATGCGCATCATCGTGAAGAGGTCGTCCGCGCACAGGCGGCGCATGGTTAAGGCTTCATTTTCCATCGTGATTCCTCCTTTTGATAGAAAAGGGGAGAAAAGCGCGTGGCTTCTCTCCCCGGTGTGTTGTCGTTCGCAGGGAACGCGCCCGCGGGCGCGGCAGAGGGCAATGGAAACAGACGAAGTCTGCGATCGCCCTCTGCACTCCTTCGGTTTCCCCACTAATGTTAGTAGTTTGTTATGCCGCGGATTCACGCCGTCGCCTCGTCGGTCTGCGTTTACGCAGCGTAGGTGTCGTTCGGATAGTAGATGTGCCACGGCAGCGTCTCGCCGTCGCCGTCCAAACCGGCATAGCACTCGAACGTGTACGTCCCGACCGTGCCTTGCTTGCTCTTGTTGTCGTTTTCAAAGCCGGACGTGCACAGCGCATTGTCCAGAATCGCGATGATGTTGCGTCCATCCAGCGTTTTGCCGACAAAGGCGATGTTCTCCCAGTAGTCGCCCACGGCGATGTCCGCCTTGTCCTCGATGAGGTTGAAGCGCGTGTCAGTCGTCGCCTCCGCGCTCTTGCCCAGCGTCGCCGCCGTCAAGACGTCCTCCGTCAGCTCAATGAAGTTGACCTCCATCGTCGCTGTTCCGCCGGTCTTCTTGGACAACTCCTTCGTGTTCACATACACGCCGTCCACTTCCACCTTCGTGATTTCCGGCTTAATCGACACCTTCGAGCCGCCGGACGTTGCGCCGACAAGCGAATCGGTGAAATTCCACGCCGCGCCCTCGTACTTCAGCCCCTTGTGAATCGTGCCCGCACCGAATACGATGCTCTTGGGCGTGGTGCTCGTCGCGCCGCTTCTGCCTTCCTTCATGTTTCGTCCACACTCCATTCTTTGATGTTCAGATTGATGCTGATGCGCCGTGCCGCGCCGTCAATATCCGGCAAGAACGACGCACCCGCGAAAGAAATTGCAAGCCCTGACCCGCTATCCGTGATGCACGTCCAGCCATACGCCGGGAAGCGCGCCTGAATCGCCTTTGACGCCGCCAGCAGGGCATCAAGACCCGCGCGGCTGTAGCCCAGCAGGGTCATCGTGCTGTCCGCGCGCCCGTCCTCGGTGAAGCTCTCCGCGTCCACCCACTGCCCGACGAAATACGTTTCCGGCAGCGGGGCTGCGCGGTACTGCCCCAGCGCGTATGGCAAGTGCATATCCGCCATCGCCGCGCGGAGGATGGAAAGCGCCTCCTGCGTCATTTCATTTCCTCCCCAAGAATCGTTTCCGCCATGCGGATGATGGTGTTCTGCTTCGCCGCGAATGCCTTTTGAAGTGTCAGATGCGCGTCCTCGCCATTGGTGGCGACGGCAGGAAGCCCTTGGCTCCTGAGGTACTGGACGGCTTCCTCCGCCTCCTGCTGGCTGTCGTACACGCGCGAGTTCTTCTCGCCCCGCGGCTGCCCCTCGATGTACACCCACCAGCCTTTGCGCCCGTCGCCGTGGATGGCGTGGCTGCCCGTGCCGAACTCGTTCCAGAACGATTCTTCCAGCGGACTGCCAATCTGCGCGGTCATGGCGTTTTCATCCACGGAATTGCCCCACGAGCCGCGAAGCTGTTGTTTCTTCGGCGACGTGGTGCGGATGGTCTGACTTGTCACCTCGTGCGCCGCCTCGATGAGGAAGCGTTTCGCCGCGTCCTTCATCTTCGCGCTGACCTCGATGCTGTAATCGCGAAATTCAATCGGCATGGGTGCTTCCTCCCGTGAATTTCAGGTAGATTTCGAGCTGTGAGCCGCTTTGCATCTCCATCGGGTTATCAATCAGCAGCACATCATAGCACTTCCCCCGGCAGACAAGGCGGCCGTTCTCCGCCGCAAGCTCCGCCGGAAGCTTGGTGTAATCCGCCACAAAGACGTGTGTGCTGTCCTGCACCTTGGCGTTGTAGACGGTATACTTGCTGTCGCCGCCGGTCAGGTCAAGCCAGCCGGTCAGCGTCTCCAAGTCCGCCCATGTGCGCACCTGTTCGCCGATGGCGTTCGTCTCCGTTTCGCTGATTTGCAGCGTCGCGGTCACGTTGCCGCCGATGCCCTTCATGTCGCCGTCACCCCCTGCCCGAAGCGCGCCTTGATGTACGGCGTGAGGAAGCCCATCAGCGCGCGCGGGAAGCCCATGACGGCGTTTTCGCCCGTCAGGTCGAAGTAGGTGACAGCGTGGCGGGAAATCGTCTCCGATGCCACGCCGACCTTATCGCGGTTCTCCATCTCCCATTTCAGCAGGTTGATGACGCCCATCTTCACGTCGTCGGGATAGCGGACGAGCGTCGCGGTTACGTCGATTTCGTCCTTCAAGCCGCGCTCTGCGACCGTAAAGGCGAGGTCATCCGCGCTTTCGACCGTGTACAGCCCATTATTGAGCAGGGAGAAGCTGACTTCCACCGTGTCGCCCGTCGAGAAGGGGACGAGCGCATCCCCAAGGAAAGTGCGCCCGACAATGTCCCCCGTCCAGCGGCAGGCGCGGAGCTGGAAGTTGTTGTTCGTGTACGCGCGAATCAGCAGCTCAAAGCCGCGCAGTTTCGCCGCCAGCAGTGCGTCATCCGCATCCGTTTCCAGATGCGTCCGCAGTTCATCCATCGTCATCAGCACGGCGTTCACCTCCCTTCTTGCGCGGATTATTTCTTGAATTTCGCCAGCACGACCTTCGCGCTGTTGGTCAGCGCAACGCCGTAGTATTTCGCCGCCGTCACGTCGGTCTGCTGCTTCTTCGGCAGCCACTCCGCGTCCACCTGAATGTCCTTCTTCAGGAAGATGGTCACGGCAGGAAGCTCCGATTCGGTGTACTCCGTGTCCGGGGAATCGGGTTCGAGTTTGATAATCGGGCAGACGTAATACTGCGACGCCGCCGCGACCGCCTTCACCTTGTCGCCCGCCGCCAGCTCCACCGACGGGTCAACCTTCGCCTGATATTCGGCAAGGTTCGCCGCGTCGATGGTCACATCGCCGGATTCGTTCTTCTCGTGGGTCACAAGGCGCACCTTCTTCGACTTTTTCACCCACGCGCCCGCAATCTTGCCAATCGCGCCGTTCACCGCCACGCCTGCCGTGAACTTGTCGGCAGAAAGGAAGTCGCTGTCCTTGAGCAGCGTCGCCTCCTGCGCCGGGTGGATGAAAATCACCTTGTCGATGCCGTCCTCTTCGTCCTCGAACTTGGCAATTGCGTCCACCAGTCCGCCATAGGCAATCGCCGCGAGGGTGGAAGCCGCGTAGACGTTCTTGCCCGTGTACACCGCGTCCAGAACGTCGTTGTCCACCTTGCCCGCAATCGCCTTTGCAAGCTGGGTTTCCGCCTGCGCAATCGGGTTGCCAAGGCCGCTGTTGACGGCTTCCTGCGTGATGCCGACTGCCTTCATCGCCTTCTTAATCGTGAAGGTAGTGGAGGAAGCCGTCAGGGTAGTCAGCCCCACTTCCGCGCCTTCCGCCACGTCCTCCGCGTCGCCGATGTAGTTCCAGCTCGGCACGGTCTTGGTGTCGCCCGGAACGCCCACCAGCGTCGTGTCCACCTTCGCATAGGGGGTCAGCTTCAGCTGCGCGTCAATCTTCGCGCCAATCATCGCGCCCATTACTTCGGGGTTAATCAGGTTGTTCAGCTTGGTAACTGCCATTTATTTTTTTCCTCCTCATTATCATTTTCGTGACCTCACGAAAATGGTCTGTGCCATTTTGTTGATGTCAACAAAATGGTGTCATTTCTCCGCCGCCATCGCCGCGCGGAAGGCTTCGGGGTTCTCCTCGAAAATCTTCTGCCGCTCTGCGTATGGTTTCTTGAGAATCTCGCTCCGGCTGAGCGGCGCGTGTCCCTCCTGATCCGGCAGACGGTTCTCGATGATGTTCTTCTTGCCGCTGGCTTCAAACTGGTTCGGGTACTTTTTCTTCAAACTGGCAAGGGTGTTCTCCCATCCGTCGATGTTCCCCTTGTCGTCCAGCGTCAGGGCATCCCCTTTCTGCTGGAGTACCCACGTCATGTAGTCGATGTCGCTTGCGCCACCGCGCATGAGGGCAATGTGGATAGCAGCATCCATGCGGCTCTTTTGCAGGGCCGCCTGCGCCGCTTCAAGCTGCCTGTGCATCTCGTCCATCTTCTCTTGGCTGACGCTGTGTTCTGCCTTGTCGGCTTCGAGGGCGGCAATCTTCTGCTGCGCCGCTTCGAGCTGCTGGCGAACGCTTTCGTGTTCTCCTTTGAGCTTTCCGAGGCGAATATCTGCGTTCTCCTCGCCGGTGGTGAAGAGCTTGGCGGTCTTCATGTCGTTCTGGATGGTGCGAATGGTGTCCTCCGCAACGCCGTTCTGTTTGAGAATCTCTGCAAGCGTCATGTGTTTCTCCTTCCACCGCCCTACGCTTATCTACGGGGTCGCATCCCGTGGGCGGTCGGTGTTTTACGTCGCCTCCGACGAGAGAATTGCAAAGGCGCACCCGCTCTTGCGTCAGGTGCGCCTGATTGCCGTTATTGGAGCAGTGCCGCCCACGTCTTCGCGCCGACGATGCCGTCCGCGGTCAAACTGTGCGCGGTCTGGAATGCCTTGACGGCGGCGGTGGTGTTCTTGCCGACGATGCCGTCCACCTTGCCGCAGTCGAATCCCGCGTCAATCAGCAGGTATTGCAGAACTTTGACTTGCGTTCCTCTGCTGCCGTTCCTGAGGACGAGAAGGGGGCTTGCGCCGCCCTGCGCATCCGCCGGGTTCTCGGTCGTGTTGGGCGCGGCAGGCGTGTCAGCGGGCGAATCAGGCGTATCAGCGGCGTAAGACGTGCCGGTCAGCTCTGCCCACTCGTTCCAGCGGGTGATTTTGCTCTCGACCACGCCGTAAGCCGTGCCTTTCGCCTCGATGACCTTGCCATCGCCGACGTACAGCCCGACGTGGTGGCGGTCGCTGCCCTTGGTGAGGAACACCGCCGTGCCGGGCTTGAGCGGCTGACCATCGGTGCGCTTGCCGCCCTGCAATGCGCCCTTGGCGGCGGCGTACTTGCGCCACATGGTGTTGCTGCCGTGGTACATATACCCGCCCAGCTGCTTATACGCCCACCAAAACAGCCCGGAGCAGTCCGCAACGCGCCGCCCGACCCACTGCTGCCCGTAGCGTATCGTCTGCGCGCGGGTGGCGCTGTCCTGCGCACGCTGTGTGTGAACCTGCCCCGTGCCGCCCCAGATGTACCCCCACTTTTCCGCCAGCGCGCGGCGGAAGAGGGCGACCACCTCCGCCGCGTTGACCGTTTTTGATGCCATCGTCAATCACCACCGGGGTCAATTTCTGCTTTGCCGAGCTGTTTATACACCTGATTCACGCCCGTCGAGGCGAGCCCCGACACGATGCCGACCGCGAGCGCATTCAGCACGTCCTTCGCCGGGAAATCCGGGATGACGTACATGCCGACGATGCCCAGCACGCCGCCCGCCGCGCCCACGATGACCGGAATCAGCTCATCGCGGATGCTGCCCAGCGACTTGCAGAGCAAGCCAATCAGGTAGGTGATGACGACAATCGCCAGCACCGTGCCCATGGTAGAGATGTCCATGATACCACTCCTTTTCGGAATTATTGTATGAAAAAACAGCCTGCACGAGGTGTGCGGCTGCTTTTCGCGAATTAAGTTGATTGCAAGTTGCAATTTCTCTTTGCAACTTGCAATTTTTGGTTTCAAACAAGGTTCAAAGCTGGTTCAAAGCCGGTTAATGGATATGCCCACCATTGCGTTCCAGCATGATGTCGCTGAAAAACTCCCGATTCACGGTGATGTTCGGCAGCTCATTCGCTTTCATGGTAATGACCACCTGCAAGTTCGTCGGGCAGGCATAATCCCCGTAGATGCTTTCTGCCTTCTCGAAGATGGTCTGCCCGCAGTCCCTGATTTGCTGGATTCGTTCCTCTCTGGTCATGTTCATGTTTACGCACTCCTTTCAACGTATCAAAAAAGCACCTTGCGGGGGGGCAGGGTGCTTAATATTCTTCCACGATTTCAAAGTCCTCCGCAGGACGAAGGCGTGCTTCCTTGCTGGCATCGATGACGTAGTAGTCGCCTGTCACAGCAGAGTGATAAGCGTCGTACACCTTGCCTTTTTCCAGCCAAGCCCCGCCCTCACTACGCAAAAAACGCACTTTCATTTCCGGCTTTTCAGGCAGCGCTTTCGCTTCTTGAATCTGACGTGCAGCAAGATCTTCATACTCTTTCAAGAGCGTTTCTTTTTCTTCTTTGCTCATTGCGGCAAGCTGGTTTCGGAACTCATAGTCAATATTATCGTTTTCCTGATACCCAAAACGCAATTTCAGCACGACTACTTCACCTCCTTGAAAACAAAGTCATAGTATTCTGACAAGTATTTCATTGCCATCAGTTGCGCTTCACGTTCATTATACCCCTCGACTTTGAAGCTGTCAACCCGCATTTCATATATCGTTCTTGCAATAGCTTCCTTTGGTGCGCTGTACTTGTAAATTGTTCCATCATGGCAAAGCACATAACCAGCAGCATATCCGTTTTGTACTGATACATTGATGTCCTCAATGCTCGGCGGCATACTGCCGGGGTGGTTGTGAAACGCCACCACCTGCTCGGTTTTCGCCTTAGCCTTGCTAATAGCGCTGCGAATTTCCTGCGTGTACTCCGGCGTTCCCGGCTTGCTGCCTGTGACGGACTTCACCCACGTCTGCCTATCGCGGTTATACAGGTACAAGTCCTCGCCGTTCTGCCCGGAACGATGCTGCAGCAGTTCCTTGGCGGCTTTCAGGAACTCGCGCCGCTCTTGCGGGCTGTTCGCCATCAGGTCGAATTTATCCGCATATTCTCGGCTTTCAATCACCTTGGAATCCACTGCGAACGCTCGGCTTTTCGTGATTCTCTCCTGATTGTAGAATACTTTTTCGCTTTCTTCCGCCGCTTTCAGATACTTCTCCTCAAACTCCCTGAACCCCTCCGTCTTGTCCAGCCCGAAGAACTTCGCCCTGTCCTTCATGGTCTGCAACTCGTCCGCATCCAGCGCCCATTTCGCCCGCGTCAGCGCCACGCATCGGCAGTTGCAGTCCTCTTCCGGACGACCGAATGCGCCGGGGTACTCCGCTTTCTTGCCGTCTATCTCGAACGGTTCGCCGACTTCGCGAATCTGCCCGTCCAGGATGCGGTGATCCGTGCGCGTGTTGCCATCCAGCACGGCATCCCACTGCTTCACGACTTGGCAGCCTTGACCCTTGGCGGCGTTGCGTGCGTCATCAGCGGATTGCTGCTGAATGCGGTGTCCCTCGGTGCGGACAATCGTCTTCGCGCGTTTGAGCGGGATGCCGGACGAAAT